TAACGATGATAAGACTAAGTATTGCTTCGTGTTAGACTCTGTAGACGGTTTGATCCCAAAGAACGATGTGGATAAGAATTTCGAAGATTCTTCTAAGGTGGCAGGGGGCGCTGTAATAGCCGGGGTATTTATGAAGAAGATGTCCATTGCTTTGCAGAAAAGAGGGCATATGGCTATATTTATTTCCCAAGTCAGGGCTGATATCAAACTTGACCCATACGCCAAGGGTCCGGTTAGACAGACCACTGCGACAGGGGGAAATGCATTGCTCCACTTCGCCAACTGGATTATTCAGTTTGAGCCTCGGTATAATGGGGACATGATCCTCAGAAATCCCTCTGTTAAGAAGATAGACCCAAAGACAAACCCACCTATAGGACATTTCGCCAAGGTCACTGTGAAGAAGTCGCCTAACGAGAAGACCAATATGTCTATCAGTTATCCCGTCAGATACGGGCAGGAGGGTGGAAGATCTATATGGATTGAAAAAGAGGTAGTTGACTTGTTATCAGCTTGGGAGTTTGTAAAAAAGAGCGGTTCGTGGATAAGTATTACAGAAGACTTCAAGGAGGTCTTGTCAGAAACTGATTTCAGTCTACCTGAAAAAGTGCAAGGGGAGAACAACCTCTTCAAACTCATAGAGGAGAATGAAAGTCTGTGTGAATTCCTTATTGGTTATTTCAAGAATGCCATTCAGGAGTTTTCATGAAGTTCTATACCACAGACGGTAAACTAAGAAATCTCAAGAACCCTAAGAAGTACCATATAAAGTGGGAGGCTTCAAGCTTGAGTAAATTCCAAAAAAGGGTAAAGGATTTCTTGTTCCCTTTCTGGAGAAACGATATTGTATTCGAAGAGTTTAGGATAGTAGGTAGTAGGCTCTCCTTGGACTTTTACAACGCCAACAAAAGGGTGGCTGTAGAAGTTCAGGGAGCGCAACATACTAAGTTTGTTAAACATTTCCATAAGAACAGGCTGAAGTATTTGGAGCAGTTAAGAAGAGATCAGAAAAAGCTCGACTTCTGCGAAATGAACGATATAACAATGGTAGAGATTTACCCAGAGGACACTGTGGATAAAGACCTATTTGAGAAGCAGGGTATATATTTATGAACGAAGAAGAATTTCCATTCACCATTCCAGAGCAGTTAGTGTCTAAGATCTATGATTTGTCTGGCGATTCAGACAAGTATAAAGGTGTTATACTTGCGGTGGCGTCTGAAGATGGTAGTCCAATGATCTACTCTAAATTTGACTCCACTGTTATGGAATTGGGTTTAAGGAAAGCTTTAGAAGACTGGGTTAAAGGAACAACAGAAATGCAAGGATTGACAGATGATTTATAATTACGAACTAGAAAAACAGCTGTTGGCGGGACTCTTAAAAGATCCTGAAAGTTATATAGATATAAGTGACTTTATCGGCAACGATGACTTCTACTCAGAAGACACATCTCTGCACTCTGCTGTGTTCAGGGTCGTGCAACAAGCTATCTCTAACGGAGATGAGATAGATGAGATTATCATTGCTCAGCGTGTCAGCGACATAGGTCTGTCGTTCCGAGATAACCTCAATCCTTCTGATTACATAAAGTCTTTAGCAATGCGAAAGGTTCCAAAAGGTAATCTTGTGAAGACTGCTAAGGAGCTAAAGAAGTTCACAGTCCGAAGGCAAATGCTTAACTCTTGCGAAGAGATAGGCAGAAAGATGAAGTCTATGTCACCAGATGCAGCCTACTCTAAGATCATAGAAGAGGCTGACAATATATATAATGCCCAAGTGAATCTTTTCGAGATTGGCGATAATACTCCTGACAATATCTATGAGGATATGGAAGCTCTTATCGAAGAGAGGGGAGATAACCCTATCGAGGAGTTTGGTATGATGGGGCCACACGAGAAGGTCAACGATATTTACGGCTCTCTCCTTAGGCCCGGAAACATCACTGTTATTGTGGCGAGGTCTGGGGTTGGTAAGACTCAGTTCTGTATGGATTACGCTACCAAGGTTGCCCTCAAGTATGATGTCCCTGTTCTCCATTTCGATAATGGGGAGATGAGCAAAGAGGAACTTATTATGAGACAGTGCGCTGCACACTCAGGTGTCCCTATGCACCTTTTGGAGAGTGGTAGGTGGAGGCAAGCTGGTGAAGATGTGGTGGCTAAAGTTAGGTCAGTCTGGCCTAGGATCAAGGGTCTCAAGTTCTACTACTATAACGTTGGAGGCATGGATGTTGACACTATGGTAAACACCCTTAAAAGGTTTTACTACTCTACAGTCGGGAGGGGAAATAGAATGGTCTTCTCTTTTGATTATATTAAAACATCCAACGAGTCCTCCGGTAACAAAAATGAGTGGCAGGTTGTGGGGGAAATGGTGGACAAGTTTAAAAAGTGTATCCAAAAGGAGGTTCTGGAAGATGGAGACCCCGTTATCCCTATGATCACCTCTGTCCAGTCTAACCGTAGCGGAATCACAACAAACAGGAACTCTCAAAATGTAGTTGACGATGAGAGTATTGTGTCCCTGTCAGACAGGATCACACAGTTCTGTTCACATATGTTTATCCTAAGGAAGAAAACGGATGATGAAATAGAGCTAGAAGGTAGAGGGTTTGGCACTCATAAACTTGTTAATGTTAAAGCCCGACATTTGGGCAGGGACATAGCGGGTGCTATAGAGCCAGTCCAAGTGGAAGATTCTTTGAGGAAGAATTTTATTAATTTAGATTTTAAAAACTTTAATATAACAGAGCAAGGTGACCTTCGTGAGATAGTCGAGGCACGTTCCCTTCCCCTACAAGATGGTCCAGACAGTGGAGATGGCAGAATACCAGAAATCTCAGAATTTTAGTGACTTCAAATCAATACTGGAGTCTATAGGATACAGCCTTATTGATTGTGGAGACCACTGGAGGACACAAGCTTTATACAGGGGTGGTGATAACGCCACAGCAGTAAAGGTATACAAGAATACAGGTGTATGGATGGATTTTGTAGATCATGTGGGTTGCAAACCATTTGAGGCTTTAGTAAAGCTAACAGTCAAAGATGAAAGGTCAGCTAAAAATCTCATAAAGAATGTAAAAGTAGATGCACTTAATTATAAACAAAGCAGCAGGAGGAAAGGAATAGAAATGGAAAGGGTCTACCCAGATGACAGCTTAAACAAACTGTTCCCAAATTATAATTTTTATTCAGGAAGGTCTATCAGCGAAGAGACTCAAGTTTCTTTCAAGGTTGGTTTGGCTGGTGTCGGTAAGATGTACAGAAGGATGGTGTTCCCTGTTTACAATGAGAACAAGCAAGTTATCGGCTTCTCTGGGAGAAAGATAGATGAGGGAAATGATTACCCCAAGTGGAAGCATGTAGGTAAGAAGAGTGGGTGGGTTTATCCCGCTTGCATACCGGAGCATGATTGCGATTCTGAGATAACAGAAAAACGAGAGGTTGTACTAGTTGAAAGCATAGGGGACGCCATGGCTCTTTACGAGCAAGGTGTAAAGAATGTTCTAGTTATATTTGGTTTATCAACTGGCCCAAACATAATAAGTTATTTGTCTAGCAAAAGCATAGATAGGATTATTATATCTACTAACAATGACTCCGGTTCATCTCAAAACCGAGGTCTTGTCGGTGCAATTAAAAACTATTTAAAACTATTAAGTTATTTCGACTTAGATGTTATCTCTATAAAGTTCCCCCCTAAAAAGGCAAATGATTTTGGAGAAGCCCATCAAAACTCGTATAATCTGAAAGAGTGGGTTGAAAAGGGAGTGAATAAAAAGGAGCAGCGAGACTACATATCAAAGTTTGTGAGTAATAATAGCGGCTTCTTTTCACAGAAAGACATCAAGAAAGCAAAGATATTAAATGAATGAACCTCAAACATCACTCTCTGCCAGTAGGATAAAGACTGCTCAGAGTTGCTCTTGGCTCTATTGGACCAAGTATAAACTAAAACTCCCTGACACAAGTAATGATGGTGCCAAGAGGGGTTCTATCTGTCACTTAGTGTTTGAGTTGCTAGGTGAGAGTAAGCGGAAGAAGTATTACGATAAGATTATGAAGACGCAGGATATATTCTCTGTACCTTCTATAGAGCGGCTTGTGATGAAACATGCTATCAGGGATGAGGTTGACGATCCTGATAATATCCAGCTTATCAAAGAGATGACTTACAATGGTATAGCTTATGATTTCTTTGGAAAGGATTTGGCTAAACCTACCCAAGAGTTCTCAGAGCAGGACTTTGACATAGTGAAAAATGACGGGGAAGTTTGTTACAAGATTCGGGGTTTTATTGATAAGCTTTTTCTGTACAAAAAGAAGAAGTTCGCCTTGATCAGGGATTTCAAGACAAGCAAAGAGGTTTTCAAAGGGAAAGATGCTGAAGATAACATGCAGGATCTTATGTACAGCTTAGCTGTCAAACACCTCTTTCCAGACTATCCTATTAAACAGAGTGAATTTTTATTTTTGAAGTTTGAGTTAGATACTGAGGCTAAGAAAAGCGGTATCATGAGGATGGAGCCTTTGTCCGAAGAAGACTTGTATGGTTTTGAGCTTCAGCTGACAGAGGTTCAACAGTATTTAGATAATTTTACAGAGAAAGATGCAGTGGCTAACTTTGCCGCTTACAAAGGTTTTCCTAATGACAATTCCTTTAGCGGAAAGCTCCTGTGCGGATTTGCTAAGAGAAAAGGAGAGTTAAAAAAGGACGGCAATATAAAGTGGCACTGTGGTATGAAGTTTGACTTTATTTACTACCAGTTTAAGAATTCAGAAGGACAAGTTGTTGGCTCTTGTTTTGAAGATGATTTCGACGAGCAGAAAGTTCCCAGCGGGTGTACTTATGAAATAAAGTATTACGCAGGATGCCCTGCTCATTGCTCTTGACATGTCATTTATACGGGTTATGCTAAGGCATGGTTATTCCCGTATTCAAGTCCACATACTCTCATGGAAAGAGTATCCTGACCTTTGAGACAGACTGTGAAGAAGATGGTCCTGACTCGATTATTGAGATATGTCTAGACAGAGGCATTAAGGATCTAGTCTTGGTAGAAGACAACCTTACGTCTTTTATGAAGGCTTTCAAGGCTTGTGACAGTAACGGCATCAATCTAATCTACGGGGTTAGTCTTATATTTTGTTCTGACATGCAAGAGAACGATACTAATTCTTTCCACAAAGGTGTGATTTTTGCGAAGGATGACAAGGGTTGTGAGATAATGAATAAGATCTATTCATGTGCTAACACTGAGTCGGGGTTTCTTTCGAAAAAACAACAAGATCCTAATTCTGAGATGGATGTCGTAAGCCCTAGGATAGATTACAAAAACTTTTACAAATACTGGGATGAAAAACACTTAAGTTTTGTAGTCCCATTCTACGATAGTTTTATACACAAGAACAATTTCTATCATCGGGAGGCTAACCCAGATTTCAGCAAGATAAAAAATCCTATTTTTTGGGTTGAGAACAACAACTTGCCTTTCGACCATTTGATCTCAAAGAAGGTTTTAGAGTATACTGAGAAAAATGGTTATAAGACTTGCGATGTCAAAAGTATTCTGTACAAGAAGAAAGAGGATATAGAAGCCTTCCAAACATACAGAGTCCTGTGCAACAGGGATAACAGTAAACGTGGCGATTTGCAAAATCCCGAACTAGATCACTTCGGGAGCGATGAGTTCTGTATAGAAGCAATTAAGTAGAATTATGAAGGAATCAATATTAAGATTTGATCAGAGGCAGAAGTATGTAGTCTTTGATTTTGAAACAGAGGGTTTGAACTTAATTAAGTCTAGACCTTGGCAGATAGCTTGGACGGTTTACGAGGGGAAAAAAAAGATAAAAGCCAACAATAAGTTTTTAGCTTATAAAGATCTCAGTGTTTCAAAAGGCGCTCAAAAAATAACCCGCTTCGATGAAAGAGCTTATAGGGCCAAAGCTGAAGACCTAGAAAGTGTCTGGGAGTTATTCTCGAAAGACTTTTACAATGAGGATCACAAGCTTGTAGGGCATAATGTCTTGGGGTTCGATGTATACATGGTCAACGTTTGGAGGAAGCTGATTGGGTTAGCTCCTGACTACTCTTTCATGGAAAGGATTGTAGATACTTTGTGTTTAGAAAGGGCTATACAGTCAGGGTCACCAGAGTCGCTAGACATAGATGACTTCATCTGCTGGCAATACAAGTGGCTCTCGACTAGGCCGAAAGGGATGAAAGCAAGTATGAAAGCTTGTATAGAGAAATATGGGCTCGTTGGGGATTCTAATAAGCTCCATGACGCTAGCTACGATGTAGAGAAGAACTTTGAGGTTTTTCAAAAACAACTTTTCGAACTAGAAATATGATTAACGAGAAAGAACGCAAGGTGGTAATGAGGTACAA